TAAGTTATGAAACCAGTAATCAGATTCAGTTGCCCTGATACCTGAGGGTTTACCCCATGACTCATACTCTATACAAATGTTACCTGACTTCTGCCAGATATCTCTTTCTGATTTGACTTCTATTTTTTTATTGGTAAGCATTTCTGCTATCTTATCCTCACGGATGCTACCATATTGTAAATCTAAATCAAACTTTTTCCTATCTTTTTTAGTGGGTTTCATACCAACTGTCTCCTATATTAAATTCGCCCGTTAATGGACATCTTAACTCGTATTCTTTAGATGCTTGTTCTATACATCTAACTGCTAATGCACCCACCCCATTCGCATGAGATTCAGGTACTTCTATCTGCCATTCGTCATGAATGTTAGCAACTATTTTAGCAGGGATAGTTCCTAATTCTAACATATCTGCTAATATAATTAAAGCTTTTTTCATAACTATTGCACCTGCTCCTTGTAACAAAGTATTCAAAGCCGAGTGCTTATGCCTAATAAATATCTTTCTTCCGTCTAAACCTTTTAAGTATCCTCTGGAAGCCGCTCGTTCAACCCTGTCTCTAAGAGTTTTAAATGAAGGGTTATTATTGACAAAAGATTCTCTAAGTTGTTTACCTTGCTTTCTGCTTCCTTGCACGATTGTACCAAGCTTTTCGTCTCCTGCTCCGTAAATGAGTGCATAGATGAATGTTTTAGCCTGATTTCTTGATTCAAGTCCTGCAGACTTTTGGTTAGTTGTGTGAATATCTCCGTTGATAATTTCATTTATATAATCCTCGTCAGCCATATAGTGTGCCAACAATCTTAATTCTAAACCACTAGCATCTATACCTACTAGCTTATTGCCTTTATCTACTATCCAACATGCTCTACATTCTTTACCATAAGGACTACTTACGCTAGGAACTTGAGCAACATTAGGATTCCTGTGTGCCATACGACCTGTAATAGCACCTGTAGATAAAACTGCACCATGTACTCTATCATCTTCTTCTACTGAATCTAACCATGAACTAATCTGTGCAATTCTTTTTTGATATAATAAAAAGTCTGCGATTAGTTTAGCTTCTTTGATGTGAGTTATATTTTTTAATGTACCTTCGTCAACTATGGGTTGACCTGTAGGTGTAAACTTTTTTGGCTCCCAACCAAAACTAATTAGATATTCTCCAATCTGTTTACGAGAACCTAAGTTAAACTCTACTAACTCTTTACGCATGAAAGGTTTCATATTACCTGATGCCTGTATGTCTGCATACTCGTACTCTGTCAATCCTGATTTAGAAAGAGTTCCGTCTTGTTTTGTTTTAGGAGTTACTTCTTTAATATCAATCCATTTAGGTTTGAAAGTTCTGTGTACTTCTTCTTGTACTTTTTTTATTTTACAATTTAATTCAGCTAATAAATTAGTAGCATATTGAATGTCAATTTTAAATCCGTCTTGTCTTTGTTTTTCTAATATGTATGTTACTTGATGCTCTAACTCTATACTATCTTTAGAGAAACCTGCTGATTCTTTTTTAAGATACTCAAACAAAAGTTTGTTAAGAATAACATCTTTAACACAATACTTCAAAGTATCTTTAGTATAAACATTAAAGTCCTCAGGAGGTAAGTCTTTTGCTACACCTAGCTTTGTACCCCAAACTTTAAGAGAATGTCCTTTCTCTCTTACAGGATTCAAGAGTCTAGATAGCACTAATGTATCTACTACTTTATCTTTATCCCACAAGTCAATGCCATGTAGCTTTTTAATAACAGGTATATCAAAGCCAATAATGTTATGACCAATAAGTCTATCAGCCTCCGCTAAAAAATCTAAACCTTTTAGAATATTATCATCTATAATATCAAAGGTGTACTGTTTATTGTTTTCATCTATAGCTACAATACAATGTATCTCTGTAGCATTTAAGTCGTCTGTCTCTATATCAAATACTAATTCCACATAACTTCTCCTTTAGAATGGTATTGTATCATCTGAACTAAAACTATTCAATATTTCTGTGTCTTCGTATTCAGATAATCTACCTGTATCTTTGTTATAAACTAATGCAGTTGCTAGTCCTACATCTCCTGTGTAACGTGACTTGAGTACCCGTAGTCTTGTTGTCCTAGATTCTAATTCATCATCTGCCTGTTGATTTCTTTCTAAGGCTATAACACAGTCCGATAGTTGAGCGATAGCATTAGAACCTCTTAGATGTGATAAGCTTACGTTGACACCATTCTCATGCCCCTTATCACCCTGTACTCTACGTAAGTGTGAGACAAGTATAATACCTGCACCTGTCTCTTCAACAAGACTTCTAAGTCTAGTCATGATATTATCAATTGCTCTACGTTCATCACCTTCTGTCATAGAACTAACTAACATATGAAGGTGGTCAACGACAATCCATTTACAATCACAGCCTACAATAAGATAACGTAGCTTAGAAAATATATCTTCAATATCATTCGTGCCAAAATGAGCATGAATAAATACTTTGTCTTGGTCAAAAGTTTTGTCAAACATTTTGATTAGGTCTTGCTCTCTATACTTATCTCTTATATCATCAATGTAAAGTCTATCATTAGCTTCAATGGATAAGATTCCGTCTACTGTACGTCTCCAATCTTCTTCTAAGGCTATGACTCCTACATTATCTTCTGTCTGATGTATAAGCCAATGCTCTAGTTCTCTCGTAACAGAAGACTTACCAAGACCTGTGCCACCTGTGAGGGTAAGTAGTTCACCTTGTCGTAAGCCGATAAGCTTTTTGTTTAGACCATGCCAAGGATAAGGCACACTACTTTTCTTTTCTCGTTCTAAAAAATCTTGTTGTTTCTCTGATACTCTAATGATACCGCTAGGTGTATATACTTTAGCATCCCACCAAGCCTGAGTAAATTCTTTGTGTAGATTTTTACGTAGCATATCATTAGCATCTTTGTATCCATTAGGTATTGAAACTATCTTAGCCTTACGTGGCTTGATGATACTTGCTACCTTCTGTGAGGCTTCTATACCTTGCTTGTCATTGTCAAAACAAATTACTACATTATCAAAACTTTCTACGTATTCAATGTTTTCTTTTATGTCTCGTACTGCTCCTTGAGCACCATTTTTAATAGAGACAACTGCCCACTTACTACCTAGTAATTCATAGGTAGCCATAGCATCACATTCACCCTCAACTATAGTAAGGTATTTACCACCTTCTTTGAAGAGTTGCTGACCAAACAGACCTGTGCCTGTAGTTGTACCTTCAAACTTAAAGTTTTTATCTTTAACATATCTTATCTTTGTACCTGTTTGCTCATTGTTTATATGGTACGGATATCTGTGTTGAGCAAGTACACCTTGAGAATCATATATAACCTTAACTCCATACTTCATAGCAGTCTCTTTAGATATACTCCTGTCTGTTAAAGGTGCATACGTTCCATTGTGTACTGTCTCTGTAGGTTGTGTTGGTGGTTTAGTATAATTATTATTCATAGGTACAATGTTCTTTGGTTTTGGTGTGAACTTTCCACAACTAAAACATTTAGTTGACCTGTCTTCGTTGATACAGAGAGCATCACTACTACCGCAGTCAGGACAAGGTTGATGTGTTTTGTAAAAAGGACTGAGTTTATTATTCATATGTGTTCCATAAAAAAGGCTAGACACTATACACAGTAATGCCTAGCCAAATTTTAGATAAACTTAACTGTCTTCTGTGCTATCGTCAAGTTTAGTTTCTTCCGAGGGAGAACCTTCTCCATTATAGATTGCTACAATTCTATTTGAAAAGAAATTAATACCTGCTTGTAACTCTTCCAAGTCAAGCGTAACATTAGCTTTCTTTTGATTCAGTCTTTGAAGCCTTCCGAAAATCTGTTGACCTTCCTCAGGTAAATCTTCTACAAAGACTTGTACATCATCTATAGTAATAAAAGGTTTAGTTGGTTCTTCTAACATGATATCTTCATCAGGCATTAGAACTCCTCCCCGTCACCAAACGGATTCAATTCGTCTCCGTCTTGCGACTTCATTGGAACTAAGTCTAGCACTTGCATAGCTTGGAAGTCTAAGCTAACACCTGATTTACCTGCGTAATCCCAAGCAAATTCATTGTATTGAACTTTGACTGCCGAACCATTACCTACTGTAATGTCCATAGGCTCTTTATTAAGATTATAGAGCTTTGGTGCAGGTCTTCTGCCATTCTTAGCATTGACTTTTCTTTTGATAGTCACGGCTTTTCCTATATATTGAGGTTCACCGCTCTCATCTTTCAATGAAAAGTCTTTGACTCTGACTCCTCGTGAGGCAAAGTCTTGAGCATCTTCATCACTAATTACTAGGTCTACTGTGTAGACGGGTTCAAAAGTTTCATTGGGTACTGTAACGCTCGCCCAGTACGCCTTTCCTATTGCTACTGCCATATGTTTTACTCCTTATATATTAGTAGTTGTTAATGTGAAGTTATTATACTTCAATTTTCTAGAAAGTGTCAAGCACTTTTTCTAAAAACTTTATAATTCCTGATTGTTCTGTTGGAGGTACATGAATAGTAAATGTTTTAGTATCCTCGTCATACTCATTCATGTAAGCATCACCATTCTTATACATGGTTTCACCATTGTCTAAACAAAAGTTATCCCATTGATTGAATTGTGTCTGTGTTAAAATAAATCTTTCCATATTAATTTCCTAGTATCTTTATAGGTATGTAGCAATCCTGAACATTCCCTCTCAAAGTAAATGAGTTTAAATAGTTTTCCATACCTCGTTTAAGTTTGTTAGGGATAGCGGGTTTATAGTTTATATTTACTATAGAATTATCCTGCACATCATAAGAAACTTTAAATGAATAGTCTCTTCGTAAAGAGATATCATCTATATACTGTAGCAATCTGTTGTGTGGGGTAGGGCAAGAAGCAGTAGTTGTTATCTTAACGACAGGCACTTCGACAGGTAATTCTACTACCTCTTGCTCTTTAGTTTCTGAGGGAGCAGGAGTGCTTTGCAAGTCCTGTGTTCGATTCTCCTTCTCTTCGACTAATTCTTTTTCTTCTCTTTGTGGTTGAGTATTGAAAAACATTTGATAAAATGAATCAGCAGAGTCTTGTGTCTCTGTTAATTGTCGCTTAACTTCTGCTAACTCCACCGAATTATCTTCTATCTTCTGTTCTAAATATTCAAAGTCTGTTATATTGCTTTGAACATATTGTGATATTTTTAATAAATCATTATTTAATTTATTAATTTTTTGAAATTGTTCATCTTGATATGTTAGTTCTTCTACAATAGTAGATACAAAAAATCCAAAAAACAATACATAAGCTATGATATAAATATAATCTTTACGTTCCATACTATCTCCTTTTAATTTTTTTGAGTTTACCTCTCCAATTTAATCTCCAGACCTCTATTGTATCATCTCCATAGTAGACTGTCAACACCCCATTGTCTGCATAAAGAGAAGTTACTCTATCTTTCTCTTGTTGCTCTGAAAATATTTTGTGTATGTCGTACTCTGTCATGCTACAGGTTTAAGTGTATATACTAAATCCTCATCTTCTTCCGCAACAAAGACAAGCTGTTCTCTTACCTCTTTATCAGTAGGATAACCAACAACCTCTAGTTCTACAAAGACTTTATAATTTAATTGTGCCCCTTCCCAATCTACAACTCTATCAAAACTAAAACGTCTGAACTCTTCTACATCATCAGCTTCTCTACCCTCAAAGCCATAAAAATCTCCATAAAATCCTGTTGGTATTATAGTTCTTTGTTTGTCATAGCTTCCATAACGAAACTTTACAGATTGTTTATTTCTAATTGCATCTATAATATCTAGTGTTGCTTGTGATACGTCAATCATTTTCCTTGTCCTCTATATTTTTTAAATGTTTGTTTCTTTCTCTTAGGCATTGTTGAAGTAGCTACGTTACCTCTACCTATATGAGTTTTCTTTCCTCTTGAACCTGTTACAGATTCGTGAGCCACTTGTCCTCTAGTTATTCTTAATGCCATATGTCAAATCCTTTTGGTTGAAAATCAATTGCTTCTTCTACTTCTTTTATAGTTATTGTAGGAGATATACTATTTCCTTCACTATCTACTCCTAAGATTAAACCATTACCTGCTAAAGTATGACTGTAGTTATCACCATGATAAGTAAAGAATAGTTGGTCTTCAACAAACAATCCTTCATCATCTACATAGATGCCATTCACTCCGTCTAATCTAAGTACATCAAACGTAGCACAGTCAACAAAATTATAAATTTGTTTAAGAGTATCATCATGCTCAACCTCTTTTACTTCTTTATTTTTTACATCTATTAATATTGCTTTCATATTTCTCCTTATGTCATTGTTAATAATCTTTCTTTCTCAGCTATTGCCATGTACTCAATATCCTGTGAAGATACTGCTTCACGACAATGATAAGATAAAAACTGTATGAGTAAAAAGTTTATATAAATTTCATCATAATCATAAACCGCTTCTATATCATCATTGTGAGTCCACTTTTCCCAAATATAATTTACACAGTCTTCTCTAAGGTCAGGTCTGTTTGGCAGTTGCCACTTATCTTCTACAATTTGTCCTATAAAATTCAGTAGTTCTTCTTGGTTCATTTCTCTAACTCCTGTTTAATTAAATCTTCAAGGTAATCTTTGAGTTCGTCAACTCTAGTTTGTAATGAGTCTTCAATGATATCTGTAATCCTTGTTTCTAAATTACTTATTTCATCATTAATAATTTCTATACTAAATCTATAGTTATCTTCATCAGTTTGTTTAACATCAGCTATATCATTATGAATACTCAATATTGTATCTGAATACTCTATAGTATCTTCAATATAACTTTCCAATCCACTTAGAACTGCGTGTTCTTGTGCTGTTTTTTCGTATGCACTACTCATGCTATTACCCTCTCTTTTTTCTTGTGTCCTATTGTATCATACTCAGGATATAAATGTGAATACTTCCATGTCCAATCAATTTTAATAGCATCTAATAAAGATACCACGAATAATTGTGCTTCTAAATCATCTTCAAATAATTCACAGTTATCACATCTTGATATACCCATACCTCCGTCAGACTGATTAGTTTCAAAATATCCTAAACCACCACAACTTTCACAGTCAGACCACTTCCTATTATATTCATTAGGTCTTTTAAAATTTTTACCAAATCTTTTGTATTTCATGCCACCAATCTCACTTCTATTTTCTCGTTATCAATTACAAAGCCAGAATAATCAGTCTTAGCTTTACCCTTTGCAGTCAATCCAACAACTACATTATCTTTATCTAAAAATCTCATGTCATGTTCATCACCATTTATAACCTCTAAACCTTTAAAATGTTTTGGAACAATCTTTCTAAATACTACTGCTCTGTTCTCTGATACAACATCAAATAGTTTAGCATACTTTTTATTAGCCTCTGAATAACTCCATGTCAAGTGATAGTTATCAATGCCATTTATCTTTCTTGTAGGTATCTTAGTATAGTCATAGAACTGTATGTTAGGGAACATATCAAACATATTCTTACCATTTACTTCTTGATATTCCCATTGAATATCTGATGTACCATTCAATCTAAGACTAGGTTGTTTACCTAGCTTGTCGCATTCTTTTTCAAACTTAGTAATGTCTGAGACTAACTGCCCCATAAAATTATCATAGTCATAGAAATAAAGCAAGGTCTTTCGTATTCTAGCTAATTGAATAGAATTAAAAACACCACCTAATCCTGCAGTATTTAAGCATGGTTTATCACACTTAGCAATCTTAGAATAAGGACAAGTAGTTTTCTCTCCGTCAGCTAAATCTGAGGGAGCAAGATACATAATCCTACTAAAGTATTGGTCTTGTATCTTGTTGCTCTTGTCAATCTTAGGACTAGAACTTGATAGTAGTTTATATGTAGGCATAGTATTTATACTCCTGAATGATGTTGAAA